AGGATATCGATCTTGTCGTTTTCCATCTCCTCGCCCATCTTGACGCGGGCTCGCAGGATCTTGCCATCGTTGTAGGTCTTGAGCAGGTAGCCGCGCCGCACCACGTTGCGCACCTTGTTCGAGAGGTGCTGCATATGCTCCCAGGACATGCCTGGGATGGTGATGGGCCAACTGCGGGGGGGCATCAGCCTCCTCCGATGTCCGGCGAGAAGACATTCGAGCCGCCGGCGGCACTGCCGCCGCTGTCGGAGCCGCCGCCGCCTTCATCGCCGAAGCCCTCTTTCGGGCACAGCGTCAACTCGGCATAGCGCTCCTCGCGATCGAGTACGAAGCTTATCTCTTTGATCATCAGCATGTCGTTGACGCCGTCGACCGGAATGATGACCATGTGCTGATTGCCGACCTTCCACAGCTGGCCGCCCTCGTCCGACCAGGTCGACATGGTCAGCGAGACATTGAGGCCGTCCGCGGTGCGCCGGCGGGCCTCGGTCTTCGCGCGTTTCTTGAGCGTCTCCTTCTCGTGGTCGGTGTCGATCAGCATGTGCATTTCTTTTTTGAACTTGACGTAGCTGTCGATCGCCTCACCCATCATCTCCTCGGCGTTCTTGCCGTATTTCTTGTCGGTCGGAACGGCGTTGCCCTTGGCCTTGATCTTCGAATGGCGTGGAGCGATGTCGCGCTTGACCGACCATTCGTAGAAGTTGCGGCCGAGAATCAGCGGCGCGCCACCGCCGCCGCCCTCCTCGCCCTTTTTCGTGATCTCGACGTTGCCCTCCACGTTCTCGGCGGCGGTGAGGCCAAACTCGCGACAACAGCGACGGATCGCGCGCTCGACGCTCTCGCCCTCCTGGATGATGAAGCGCTCGATCTGCCGGCCTTCGTTCGACTTGTCCTCGATCTTCGAGTCGTAGCCCTCGGCCAGTTTTTTGGCGAGCTGGCCGGGCTTCTTCTTGTTCTCCTGGCCGGTCTTGTGATCGGGGACGCCATCGACCAGCGAGGACGACAGCCCGCGAAATTTCAGGTCGAGGCGGAAGCTATCCGCCGTGCCGTGCGAGGTGCGGCTGTCGATACGGACGGTGCCGGCGAGCTGCCCGTCGAGCATGATTGTGCCCTTCGCCCCGTCGATCAGGCTTTGCACCGGCATGGTCGTGGCGTTGAACATCTCGGCGCCAGGCCATGACAGCGTGATCGTGCCCTCGCACGTCATCTCGTCTTTCGAGCGCCGCAGCTCGAGCTTCATCATGTTGCCGTAGTTCACTCCGGCAACGGAGATGTAGTAGGAGCCGCGTTCCTCGTAGGTCATTGGTGGCTCACCTCGCCGGGGCCGTCACTTCTCGTCCGATGAAGAACGGCGGCATGGTGGGATTGTAGCGCTCGACCTCCTCGTAGCGCGTGCCGTCGGCGTAAATCTTGTGAGCCGCGAGCAGTGACGGCCACACGCCGTTGATGTTCGGCTCGACAATGCCTGGCAAGCGAATGTTGGCCGCCAGCATTTGCCGCGCGGCCTCCGCACGAGCCGCGCGAATGGCCGTCACCAGCTTGTCGTCGCAGCGGCGCGTCGCCGCATCCTCCTCCTCGTCGTAGATCGCCATCACGAAATCCAGGCTCTCCAGTGCCTCGCTGACCGTCGTGTAGCGCGTCTGAATGGCGACCAGGGCATAGTCGCGGGCGAGCGTCAGGCGCGCGGCAATGATCAGCGTCTCGACCGAAACGTTGCCGCTGATGCCGGCGTCCACGATCTGCCGATTGAACTCACGCAATCTCTCAAGCGCATCCGCGTGGATCAGGCGAATGACGGCACTGCCGTGGTCGATCGGCTCGATCACGTCGGAAAATTCCTGGTAGATCGCACCGCTGCGGAACACCGGGAAGCCCATGCTCGCCAGCGCCTCCGGCACGGCCGGCAGCTCCGGCCAGGCACCGCCGGGCTGGATGCCGCGCTCCAGCTTGGAGATCGCATCGAAGGAATCTTCGTCGATCGCCGGCTCGATCAGCCGCGCCAGCCCCAGGCTGATCTCGCGGGCGACCTGATAGGCCGGTGTAGCCCCCCCTTCGTTCGGATTCCAGTAGCCAAGGCTGGCCGCCGCCACCGCAGCGGAACCGACCGCAAAGACATTCGCGGTTGCGGTGCCGAGCACGAACGGTGCCATGCTGTCGCTGGCCTCGACAAAGTCGAAGTCCAGCTTGGTGCGACGCTTGTCGCCGTAATAGTCCAGCGAGGTGGTGAGCCTGACGCAGGCGCAGCGCTGCGAGCCATAGGCCGGGTGAACGAGGATGCCCGGTTCCGGCGACTCGGCCGCCAATGCCATCGCCCTGGTCTGCGCAACCTGGTCGCCGCCGATCAGGTAGCCCTTGACGCTGAATTTGCGGGCCTTGCGACCGAGGTCCTTGTAGCCGATGCGATCGGAGAGTGGGTATTCGTAGAGATGACCACGGCGACCGAACTCATCGCTGCTTTCCTCGCAGATGAACGGCACGCCTTTCCACGATGCGCGCAGATAGGTCGGAGCGGGATCGATGCAGTCGGGCATTTAGGTTGCGCTGTCCTTTCCGGTCGTGGCACCGCCGGTCGTGCCGCCACCGCCCGAGGCGCCAGCCGGGACGCTGACATTCACCTGTACGCGGGCGGCGCTGATAACGGCCGCGGCGGCCGAGCCGATGGCGGAGCCGATGGCCGAGCCGTTGACGGCGGCGTTGAACGCCGCACCGCCCGCCGAGCCGGCGGCCGTGATGCCGCTCGACGCGGCGGCCGAGAATGCCGCGCCTCCGCTGGAGCCCGCCGCGTTGATGCCGCCCTGCACGGCGGCCGAGAACGCCGCGCCTCCGCTGGAGCCCGCCGCGTTGATGCTGGCCGAGGCCGCAGATCCAATGGCTTCGCCGACACCGGCGCCAGCGGCGCTGAGGTCAATGCCCGCCAGGCTCGACTGGATGCTCGCGCCGATACTGGCACCGACGCCGCTCATATCGATGCCTGCAAGGCTGCTGGAGATGCTGGCACCAATACTGGCCCCGACGCCACTCATGTCGATGCCCGAGAGGCTCGATGAAATGCTGGCGCCGATATTGGCGCCAACGCCGCTCATGTCGATGCCCGCGATGGAGGACTGGATGCTGGCGCCGATATTGGCGCCGACGCCACTCATGTCGATGCCCGAGAGGCTTGAGGAGATGCTGGCGCCGATCTGCTCGCCCATGCCGGTGACCTGCTCGAGCCCAGCAGTGTCGACCTGGATCTTGGGCAGCTCCTCGGCCGACGGCGGCTGTAGCTTGGGCATCTCCTCCGGTGCCGGCGCGGGCGCTTTGGCAGCAGCTGCGGCGGGCGCTTCTGCAGCTTCGGCCGGCGCTGCCCCGAACAGTCCTTTGACCCCTCTGACCATCCCGCCGAACATTTCCCATTGCGTGTTTTTAGCGCCGAGATAGGTGGCCGCGCCGGACGCGAGCCCACTGGCAACGGCGCCACCAGCCGCCGAGAGAGCCGGGGCTTGCTGTGTGAATGTTTTGTTCAACTGCTCGGTCAGGTCCGTCACGCCGGGCGCTGCATACTCGCCAAAGTTTTTCCAGGCCTGGTCCTGGGACTGCTTGAGCTGGGCTTGCGAGCGTTCAAGGGCGCGGGCCTGCTCCGCCAATTGCTGCGGTTCGATGTCCCGTCGAAAGGCCTCGGCCGTTCTGCGCGCGCCCTCAAGCTGCGCATCCAGCGAGGCGGTACTCTGCTCGGCCGCCACCCGCGACATGTCCGGCCCGGCTCGCCGGATCAGCGCGCTGGTGAAAGAGTTCATGGTCGCTTGTGCCGCCGCCCGTGCTTCCTCGGTCGGCGCCTCCTGGATGGCGCGGGTCAGCTCCTCGCGCCGGGCGACCGCGCGCTGAGCGAGCGAGAGCGGCGTCGGCCGGGCCTCGGTCGGTGACACGCCGATGGCTTCGAGGTCTCTCGCCACGCCCTTGCCGCCCTCGCGAATGCTGCGTTCGAGGCGTTCCTCCACACGCCTAAAGCCAGCTTCGCCGAACAAAGCCTCACCGGCCATCCGCTCGCGCTGGGCCTGTTCAAAATCGATGCCGGCGCGTTGCGCGGTCGCCGTGGTCTGCAGGATGTCGCGCGAGCTTTTCGCCGCTGCCTCGGATGCGACATTGAAGCCTTTTATTGCGGCCCCTGCCGCGACAGCCGCAAAGCCAAGGCCGACGAGTGCGGCGGCCGCCACCTCGGCGGCCGATTTCAGGCCGGTGGCCATTTCTGGCATCGGCGCTGCTTCCGGCTTTATCGGCTCGGCGGCAAAAGCTCCCCCAGGGCGCTCGCGCTTGCGCGCGGCCGACCTCTCCTCGACTTGGGCCATCCAGGCCTCGTGTTTGGCCCTTTCCTCTTCGAATCCCGCCTCGCCCGGCCTTGGAGCCCTGTAGGATAATTCGTCGAGTTTCTTTAGGCGCGTTTCCGCACCCTTGGCCGACTGTTCGATGTTCGAAAAGCTCTGCCCGACGCTCGAGGCCGTCTCGCCCGCGCTCGACTTGATCTCGTTGAGCGACGAGGCCAGCGACTTGACCTTGTCCTCGCCTACGACATTGAGTGTAAGGGTGGCGGTTGATTGAACGTCGGCCATTAGTTGAGATCATCCGCGTCGATGT